TGATAAAACAACTCATCATAAAAGTCGGGATCGTCATCCTCACCACCACAAACACCAGAATCAATTATATCATATACGCTAGAAGACTCAGCGACATACCTCCGCCAGCTTTCCATGAGGAGTTTCATTATTTTAACCAACCAAAATCATGAATGACAAATCTCGTTGTTCCGTCATAATCCGTAACATAGCCAAAATTTCCAGGTCGCACATCGCTAGAAGACATATTAAACTCTGCATACATGTCTGCCGCAGTTACTAAAAACCTGCTCTTCAGACAAGCCTTAATATATTTTTGAAATCTCCCTTCTTTTTGTTCTATGTCCTCCCTGTTTTCACCGCTAGAAACATACTTTACTAGGACCGCAAGAGGATCACTTATATAATCCGCACCAATACCGAACCCAGAAGATAACTCGGGATGTTCTTCGTCAAACTTTCTCCGCACAAGGTGTGGGCGAGTTACTACTTTTTGTTGTTTGACCCATAGATAATCCTTCGCTGTATCATATATTTTTGGGACAACATAATTGTATTTTGTGGTCAAAGCAATATTGGATTCGGTTTTGTTTTGCAACATGCTCTCCGCTAATTTCCCAGGATTACCCGAACCCTTCGCAACCTTCAATACCGCTTCATCGTTTCCTGGTATTTCGAAAACCATACGATAATGCCCTTCTCCAAAATACTTCCAACCACTTTGTTCCATACAATGACGAAGCGAGTCGTCATATAGCCCCTTTTCTCGTATTCTATTCATACACGGCGACTGCTCTGGGTCGGGGCCGAAGTATTTTTCTTCGTTGTCTTCACAAAGATACTTCCGCCAGCTTTCCATGAGGAGTTTCATTACTCACGATACCAATCGTTGTCTGGATTCAGTTCATTCGCGGTGTCGATTATGACTCTTTCTCTTGGGATCTTCACCTCTACGGCGTTCTCTGTAATTGTGACTCGACTACCTTTTTGATTTTTGCCTTCTCCGATCAAATACCCCAGAACCTTGAGGTTGATCATGGTTTCATACTTGCGTTCTTCCATGTCCATGTTGTCGTCGTTGTTATCTGACTCAAAGTCCTGGTCCACAAACACCTCAAAGCGATGATGATTGTGCTCGATAACAAAGTAATTGAGACCGCCGCCCGCAGTCACAAAAGGCTGGGTCATCTCGTTCATCACCTCCTGATATTCAGACCACAGTGAAATTTGGTACGGTACCGTAACGTACACGGGCAGCGGCACACTGATTGTTTGATATACTACCTTACCCTTCTTGCGGGTTCGGAAGTTGATTTGCCCCTTCTTCTGTTTCGCATGAGCGTTTGAGAAGTTGGCGGTTTTGTCCTGTTTAATTCGATGGATCACTGGAACAGACTTCACGGCACCAGCCCTGGCGCCACCTCGGAAAGCCAGATCCTTGGCGATAGGACCATTTCGTGCGACCGTGATAATGGGAAGGATCAGTGAACCTGATACGTCCTTGAACTCACGAAGCTGCTTTTCCTTCGATCGGAACGTACGTTCGCCAGTCGACCACTTCACGGGAACCTTCTTCCAGCCGTCGTTGGTGGTGGCGTGGATATTCATAATTTTCTCAACCCAATTGTAGACGGCTCGATCGATGTCCTCGATGTCGCAATGAATTTGCTCAAACCCGTCAATCACATCTGGATCGTCTTTATTCGGAATTTTGTCTACCATTCACTTTCCTCTTCGTCGTCGTATTCTGGGTATTCTGTTTGGCCTATACCGTATTCAGCCTTCGTCTCTAAATAGATTTTCAACTCATCTCTCGTCATCTCGGTAATTTGGTCCCGTTCAAGGTAATACTTGTCATCGCCGTAGTTATCTTCAGCGTTCATCAATACGTGATAGCTCTCGATATGATTTGCTGGAATTCGGCCCTTATATCCAAAGATCCCAAACTCGCGAGACAACGAGAAAGACTTGCCCTTCATCTGTTGTCCGAATTTTTTTTGGTTCTCTCGGGTTTTCGCACAAATATAGTCATAGCACGTATTCTCGGACCCAACGTCCACATCATAGTCTGGGACCAACAAGTTCTTGTCTGGTATGCCGTGCTCAATAACCATTGGGTCACCGCCAACCTTACCAGACGTATGCAGCGCGTGGTGCCACGCTTCGTCAAATCGTGTAGTAAAGAAGATCCGATCGTGATGGGAAATGGCCTCATAGTTTGTCCGCGATTCTCCGGGTTTCAGCCCAACCTTCAAAATCGCTGGGGCGTATTCGGTAGAAGTACCGTGGTATGCAATATCTGGTATTTTGCCCTCAATGGCATATTTCGATGTTTCCACATCTTCATCAGACCCAGCAGTCGTATAAGACACTCCCGACAACCCTAGCGCATCTACAACCCTCTTAACCAAAACAGATGCTTTGGGATCGAACTGATATGAGCCCGACGAACTCAACCATAGAGTGTTGTCGCTGATGTCCCCATACAGGATGTCTGCTCGATAATCACCCAACTCCTGAAGGTCCCGGGTAAACTCCCCAACTTCCACCCCCAGCGTCTTTTCTATATGATTTTGTACGTCTTCTGGGATGTCGTAGTCCGAAAGGAGCCACATATCCTTCCCGTATGCGAGAACGTATTTCGCCTCGTTTTTGTCTCCATGGATTAGTAGCTCATTGAGGTATCGGCGCCATGATTCCATGAGCAGTTTCATTGTCATCTGTTGATACCTGCCGCAGTCAACATACGTTCCTTTTGTCGGATTGACTCGTTGATTTTTTTGTCTAGGTCTCGGGGTTTATAATTCGGATTCTTGGTGATAAAGTAGTCCAAAGTTCCAGTGTGATCGATCTCTGCACGGTTAAAACGCGCCAGCATGTCCGACAAGACACTTGACGGTGTGTTCGGGTGTATTGCCAGTTTTTTGTATAACCATGGCCAAAGATGGGAAGCTGCCGTGTCGGCCAAATGATCAAATTTTTTATATATTTTTGATATTATATCAGGTGGTAAATTCGGATTAGCAAACATCGACTTAACGTTTGTGCTGGTTAACGCAGGATCATTTATAGCGTTCAATAAAATGTGACTTGGGGTTTTTGGGTGTTCTAGAATGGCGCTCTGTAACCGTGGAGTGAGTGCGGGTGCGTGCCAAATTTGGTTGATCATTTTCGGCGTAACATTCGGATTTTCTACGATCTCCAACGCTAGAAATTGTCCAGGAAGAGGCACCTTTTTTAAAATCAAACCTAGGACTTCTTCTGTAGCATTTCTGTTTGATGCTATATCAGTAAAAATTCCTTCCGCCTCTGGTGTTCCATAATATTCATTGATTATCCACATCAAAGTCTCGGGTGCCGCGCTTTGATTATTCGCAATCGCTCTGATTAAAACGATCTTGTGTTTTTCGGCTATCCATTGCAAAGTCTCAGGTGAGGTAGACGGATTATCCGCGATAAGTTGTAACAATGATCCTCGGTCTGTTTTGGATAATTCGGCCAGTCTGTCAGGTGATGTATTCGGATCTTTTGCTTCTATTTCCTTTGCGTATTCACCAACTTTCGCATATTTGTTTGGAATGTCGGTTGACATGATCACCTTATGGATGACAAATTCCTCTGCTGGTTCAATTTCGTAATTGTGTTCATCCAGAAATTCTTCCCGACCATAATGAAACTGAAAGCGGTCGCCCGCTCCAAACCTCGCCACATTACCGTAATTTTCTGGCATCACCTTTATGTCATTTGAAAACTTTTGATCCTTTTTGCTCTTGACGAAGAACAGCGGATCATCCTTCTCATAATACTCTTCAAAATACGTTCCACCTGGGTGGGCCGTACACCATTTAGTTTCCTTACCTAGTTCGCAAGCGGCGCTCTTATTATGAATAGCAGCAACGTACCACTCGTCGTCATCACGAAATACCTCGGTACCTTCTTGAACGAAACCGTAATCTTGTTTGTTTTGGTAGGCCCGAATCTCTGGTTGAGCAGCATAAACGATCTGACTGAGATTAAAATCATCTTTGACTTGCATCAAATCTCGCTGACTCATAAAATTCTGATAGTGGAAGAACAATTCGAGGTTCCGACGAACACCTTCGCGATAATTCGGAACACGAGGCTCCATAATGGCCTCCATTGCATTTTCATTAGAACGTGCCAATCGCAGCAACCACAAGAGAGAAGTTCCAGCTTGACCATCCTCAATATCCGTTGGAATCATTTTTAGAAGATATGACTTAAACCGTTGGTGTGCCCAATCGAGAGTTGAGCCAGATTCTTCGTCATGCTCTTTCCAAAACCGATACACCGCTTTTTGTGTCTTTTTTGAGTTGAGCGATTCCATCGCCTTCTCGGAAGAGATCTCGTTCAGCAGGTACTTATCCCACCGCTCCATCAGAACCTTCATATTAGAGGACACGGAACGCACTCCGACGCGCGCGGCGACAGACTGTTGCAACTTCAAAAAAGTCATTATCTTTACCCCACAAATGTTTGGGCTGGGTAACCTTTACTATTTCGTATAATTCGTCTGACCAAGCCACATAATCTCCAGCACGCACAAAAACATCCTGATCTTCCACGAGACGACGCTTGTGAAAATAGACATTTATTTGTCTTTGCTGATCGATCCCGTATTTAGTTTGTCGCACTTCACTTTCTTGTTTGTCGACCATTGCGTAAATTCGAACAGGCGGATAAGACACCTTATTTATGGATTCATTATAAAGATCGTGTCGACTGCTGTGCTCCGCTGAAATACTATAATACGCAATAGCTTGCCCAATCACGCGTTCTTGTATTTCGGAATTTAGCTGGTATACCAAATCGCGCTCCTTCTTACCGACAAAAATTCCAGGGGGCTCAGTTTCTGGCCTTTGCCATTCGTTCGGTTTACTGTCCGCCATCACTCAGTTCCCTTCCAGGTTTTATTATTAACAATATTTGCAATACATTTCTGATCAACATTATATTCTATCGCTAAAGATCGTTGGGTACAATCACTATTTTTATAGTCCTCTCTAATCTTTCGAACTTTTTCCCACGTCAGCTTTGCATTTGGGTTTCGCTCACCCCTAACAGCTTTCGATAAATTACTATTATGTTGATCAGAGAACTTTTTTCCATACATTGGATGATTTTCGGCAGATAGCGACTGCGATATTTTCTTTCTCGATTTATCGGTATGATGTTTACCATAAAAAGGATGTTTATCGCCCCTTAAAGCATCTGACATTTTTTGTCGTGTTTCTTTTGACAGAGATTTTCCATACATTGGATTTTTCTCCCCGACCATCTTTCCTCGCAAAGCTTTACTAATTTTCTTCTTGGTTTTTTCGGAGTGTTTTCTCCCCTTCATTGGAGACGATGTTTCTAGTGCAATATTATATTTCTGAACTTTGCTGTTTTTTTCGATCCACTTCCCTTCCTCCAACAAAAGAGAGACCTCATCATCGACTAATTCCAAAACCTCAAAAACAAAATTTTTTTCACCATATTTATTCCAGGCGTTTTGTAAATGACAATTGAAGTGCCGTTGCTTTTTTAGTTCAAGTTTATGCCGCAACCACCTCTTCCTAATATTCACCGCACTCCCCACATACACCTTCCCGTTGACCTTATTGCGAATTTGGTATATGCCACTTCGATTCAAATTCATCTCAAAATCCCATCTTTCTTCAGTTCATTGTATATCGTCAACATGATCCTTTTCCTGGATTTCCTAAATAACAGTGGCGCGGTTTGATTCCACCGTTTATTTCTTTTTAGTATCTCGCCAGGACTGCGCACGTCACCCCACTTGTAAGCACGTCGCAACACCAACAGCATTTCTTGTGCCAGGCTTCTCACTTCCCACGGCTGATTCAGGTAAACGATTTGTTCTTTGAAATCGCCCTTTTCTAGCTTCTCGCGATCATACCGCAATTTCGGAGATTTTTTAAGATCAGATAGGTGGTTGATTTCATGTACCAGCGTCTCCTCAAGCTGCTCCGTAAAGATCTCTGGAATCTTTTTCAGCATCGCATACCAGTCTTCCCACGTACGAGAACCATTCAGATACACATCTAGCGTTCGGTCCTCGACCACAGCCTGACCACCGTAAACAAACTTCTTAGAACTGTACCAGTTCGTCGTCACATAAATTGACAACATATATTTTGATTGGTTAGGAACGTTATAATACGACGATGTATACCTAGAATTCAGAAACCCTTTCCCTATCGGATTTTTAGGGTTAATTTGAAAATGTTCTTTTTTGTTGTTAGTCGCATGTCCTTTCTCGACTGCGGCGAATACATCGGCCTTTACCTGTTCCGTAATATCCGCTACTATCTCATCGATTTCCTCTTTATCAATCGGAACCGCGCTGGCTTCATTGACAAAGTTGGTCCAGCTATCTAGAATTTTTTTCATGTCTCGACTATCCTACATAAATGAGTCTCGGAACCTGGCCCATCACGTCCTGAGCGGACGCTGCGAGCTTGGCGTCACCTTCAACCAGGGACGAGTATTCCAGATCCGTCAGAATCTCTTTGAGTTCTTCTCGGAGTTTTTCCATCTCATCTTTCGCCTGGTCAATCAGCTGCGGGCCATTCAACGTCACCTCGTTATTCGGAATTGGAATCGTGGCAAACTTACTACGGACCAATCCAAGCATCTCTTTACAAAGCGAAAGTGCAAATCTCCTGATCCACTGCTTTCCAATGCTGTTAATTTTCGTGAACGGCAAGTTCTGGAATGGCGCGTTCGAAAGGTTGCTGATCCCGTCAATACCAGTTTTCGCATCTTCATCGTCTTCCCAAGTATCCTGAGCAACGGTGAATTCAATCCACATGCTCATTGGTGCGCTAAAATCCGGAATCGGGAAGATCCGCAACTTGTTGTTCTTCAGTTCGTACGAGTAGTGTGCCGCCCTTGTATACAGGTGATCCTCAAAGGCCATAGCCTGTAACTTGTTCTGCCACGCAGGGACGACCTCAAATGTTGAAGAATCGGAATACTGACCGTACTGAGCCGCGTTGCCGACCACATTGATCCCACCGTAATATCCGTAGAAGTTCCACCCAGACGAGGGGGTCTTATAGAACACACGCCTTACCAGAATCCTAGTGCTGCCGATATATGAATCGCTGGTTGGATCGCTGAATTCTGGTTTTGCGGCCATGATCGCCTGTAGATCATAGTCTTGTACGTCTACTGAGATGTCGAACGATGCAGAGTAGAACGGCAGCGAGCCGCCAACACCAGCTTCCTGGCTGATACCTTCCGCAATTCGACGGGCATAAGAGAAGTCAAACTTTGGGTACTTCAGGCCAAGGTGGAAATCTTTGTCAACCGAACCGTTAGAGCCAGTGATCTGGCCTTTGCCCGTGAAGCTCCCTGTAGAGCCCCCTAGGATGTTCGACAGGATGTTCTTCCCTTGGTGGATGTTCAGAAGGTAGGAATACTCAAGCACGGCCTCTTCATAGGCCGCATAGACCTGTTTAGCGGTCAGTTCGATGTCGAGCACATCTCCCACGAGCTTGCGGTAAACGTAGTTCACCTGATCCGCGGCTGCTTCTTGGAACGACGCAATTTCGGTCGCATTCCAGTAGGCACTATCAACATACATGCCAAATGGCAGGTTCGCATCGATTACGGCGGCGGCGCTGCCTGTTTCTGGCAGAACAACCACAGATTCTTGTCGTTCTGGGGTTAGGACAGGTTGAGCCATAGGTTCGGTAAACTCCTTCCCTATAACTAGTTTTGGAATTGACAAAGATGACCGCGTGTGCTATGGTTTGTTCGTGGAGGTGGTATGACACAAAAGAGATATACCAAAGACGAACGCGATGCCGTTATCAATGAATTTCTTATTCTCGGCGGAATGGTTCATGCTGGAGAGAATTTCTACAAGCTGGTAGACGGAACGGTCTGTCGGCGTGAGCAGATTCTGGAGCGCGGGTTCGTGCCCGTTGGCTTCAAGTGGGCGCCGTGCATGTTCGAAGAGGTTTCTGGAGGTATCACGTTCGTGCAGCTAGTTACGACGCACATGCTGACCGTAGATCGGAAGAGATGGCAAAATCATTCAAAATAGGAGACGTTGTCGACCTTGACGGCTTGAAGGGCGTTGTGTTCAAAAAGACTTACAAATATCCAAGGAGCTTTGTCTATACCAACATACATGATGGGCGTGATGGGCGACCTGGATGGGGCCAACCTAAAAGAAAAAGAATGCACTACACGATTCTTTGGTGCATCGGGGTCATCAGCGAAAGACTTCCCGATAGGCTGGAGAAGGTATGCTAATCACCAGCAGCTTCGACCTGGAAATCGGGATGTTGTTCAAGGTTCCCGAGAACGACGCGTGGGGCATCGTGACACACACAAACGATAACGGTGAATTTTCGATTTGTTGGCTCCGCGATCCGCCAGAGCCCAATGGAACTGGAATCTGGCGGATATGCAGTCCACAAAGATATATGTCATCGCTTTCTGTCGGATATGAGGTAATTGTTAAATGACACCAAAAACAGACCCAGACACTATTGAAGTTGGCGACATCATGGTTGACCCGTTCGACAAAGGAGAATACATACTGTATTTGATTCTAAGAATCATCCCGTACGCGCGCTCAGGACATTATGAGGATGGATGGGAAGTCAAGCCAGTGTATAGCACGTTGCGGTTCGATACAGAGACAAAGCTGGTGTTCAGGGGCTCTCTAGCCGCTGTAGAATGGAGAAAGCTATGCTAACCCGTGGAGACATCTTCAGGAAGGCTGGGGGGTATATCCCGTGGCGATGTATTAGTGCTCACGGATCAACCTTCACAGCAACTCGTCTCGACGACGACACACAGCGAGAAGTAGTGTTCCACGGATTCTCCGATCACTCGTTTGTTCGTTATAAGGATCGGAAGATGCCAAATGTACGCGTAGGATCAATAATAAAGGCATACAAAGATCGAATTGGGATTATCACAAACCTGCGACGATTTCGTGGGTACGCAGCCGAATTCAGAAACAATCATTCAATAACGTACGTAGTTGCTGTCGACGAAATCATTGAGGTTCTGGTGTACTAAATCTTATGATCGAGCCACCACGCATATGCTTTGCGCTTATAAAGATAATCCAGATCGTCGTCTCTTGCGTGCGCTTCCTGCTCGAACAGGTTTTTCTCGTATGCTATCGCCTTATCCTTGTATTTCGCAAGCGCGATCAGATAAAAAAGAGCGTAAAGAAACCACATGAACACAAAAAGTAGCTCAAGCTGCTGCTGCCAATGGATCGTCTCGTGTACCTTCGACCTCGGCTTAATCTCTTCTCTACAGAACACCAAAAACCAGATATTGACGGCATAGATCTCAACGGGCGAAATCTTTGATAGTATCACTGGTACCTTGCTGTTGTTGATAAAGATCGGTTCCGTTAGATACAGCGGTTTCATTTATTTTTCTTCTTTCCCTCGTGCATCTCTGGCGGGAAATGTTGACGAGATACATCGTTCGGGGTGATCTTTCCGACATACTTGCTACGGAACTTTGAAGCTGGATCGTCGCCAGTCGCTCTGTGCGTATACGGGTTCGATACTCGAATCTTATCGCCGTTTGGCATCTTCACATAAATACTGCCCTTGTTGTTCATCCTGGCAGCAACGATCGAAACCCATGAATCCCATAAAAATTGTGATGCATCGTCAGCCTTGTTTGTCTCCGCAATCAATTCAATGAATTCCATGTATTTTTTTACCCTCTTCCATGCCGCGCTTTTTTCCTCAATTTTACCAGTCTTCTTGTTTGGTTCGACACGCTTAAAGGTCACCTTTTCCCCCTTCTTACCTCCCATCTTACCACCACCACCACGAGTTGTCAACTCTGCCGCCAATTCATATCCTTTGTAAAGTTCCAGGTTGATGGCGTCAATACAACCAAGACGACCGATGATAAGTTGTGTAGCGAAAGCAGCCTTCGGGAGACCAAGACCAGGAACCATCAAGAGGGCAAGATATAGGTGGAATACAGCTTCCTCTTTGCTCTCGCCCTGTTCTTTATTGAAACGATCGATGATCGGTTTCATGGTGGAATAAAATTTTTGTCGATTCTCCCAAATTTTCTGAACTCTTTTGGATTTTCCCATCACAAGCTGTTTGAATCCATCTGGAAATTTGGGAACTTCTTCCTGGACGTGGTTGCCGTCTTTGTCAATCTTATCAACGGTTATCATAAGGCTGTCGTCAATCAACCCGTCTTTTTTGACAACAAAAGACATCAATAGCGGGAATCTTGAGGCAACATCATACCACTTCATTAGTTGTGAGGCAACAACAAAAATCAATACCTCCGCCAACTGTTCGGGGTTTGCTTGAGCATACTGATTTATTTTTTTGTTCCATTTGCAAAATCCACCATCAATCTTCTTACTCAAATCAAGGACGTTGCTTGATGGTGCAGCTTCAAATTCTGCCGTATCGACAATCGCAGCCTCTTCTTTGGCCTCGGTCACGAACCTGTCCCAATTTTCAAGGATTTGTTTCATCCTGTGTTTCCCTTTAAATGTTTCATTCTTTCGTATGAATCCTCTGCCGCTGCAACAAGCTCCTCGTCTGTTGTGTTTTCTTTGAACTTTCCTAATTCTTTCCTTTGATACCATAAGGCCAAATCCCTTAAATGTTTAACATAACCTTCGTATGAGCTTGGACTACCACTGTATCCAGTGCCACCATCTTCCTCATAACCATATCCATGATTATGCACCCAATAAGCATTTGAAAACTGTCTCATCAAATCGTTTACATCTGTAAAATCGTAATCTTCAACAGCACCAGTTCGCTGCTCATGACCCTCCTGACTAAATTCGTCCCATGCAGTTTCTAATTCTTCTTGCGCCTTTGCGAACAAGGAGTCCAATTTTTCTGCTTTATTATAATCGCCAGTTTCATATGCTTGAGATGAAGCTGAATCCAAATATCTAACCCTTTTGATCAACTTTCGCAATACATCTGGTATATAGAACTTTAATATTTTTGGTTGTCCCATTCTTCGAGTGAATGACAGATCACCATATGAGTTTGGTAGCCTATAAGCTTCTGGTTCTTCAGCCTCATCGTCTGAATATTCCAAAGCTTCCTCGGTATATCGACGCCACCGCTCCAACAGTTGTTTCATGATTAAGCTAACCTTTTAGAACTTGCTCTTCTCCCGCAAGGTACCGACGCCACGATTCCATAAGACCTTTCATGTTATCTCGGTGATATCCACAAGTCTTGCATTCTGGGGAGACATCGCGAGTGCAACCATCTTCGTGCGGTCGACACTTCGCACCTGTCTCATCCACTATGGTATATCGTTGATATTCATCGTTAGGATCTTGTCCCAATTCACGAACAACAAAATCACTCGCTCGTTCAAAATCTGGGA